CTTCGCTTGGGCGCAGCAAACCTTCTCGACTGCCTCACGTACTGCGGGATGGTCCTTGCAGTGCGCCAGTGCGGCGGCGAAATCGGTGACGACGAACTTGGTCACCGTGCGCAGTCCCGTCCTGCGCCCGCGCTGGCCCCCGGCCTGCACTTTCACGGGCTCGACGGGAGGAGGAGCCAGCAGTTCAGGTTCCGGCGAGGACAGGGCAAGCGCGGGGTCGGATTCCATGAGCTTCGCGCGCTCTGCAGCGGCGCGCGCGTTCTCGGCGTTGATGCGCTCCTCTTCGGCCCGGCGCTTCGCAGCGGCCTCGGCCTGCAGGATCTTCTCCTCCTCGCGCATGTAGTTGGTAAGGGCGTCGCGCAGTTGGTTCGCCGCGCCCTCGGCATCCTCGATGAGGGGCTTATAGGTAGCGTCGACCTCTCGGCTCGCGTCGAGGTGCGGCCGCTTCTTGGCCTCGCGCTCGGCGTCCGCACGCTTGCGGAATTCGAGAAGCTTCGCGCGCATGTTCGCGGCGGTGTCTTTGCTCGTGGCGTCGGTGATGCCGCCCTTGCGTAGCCACTCGATGGCGCGCGCGGCGTAGTCGTGGATCTGCTCGGCGAGCGACAGGTCAACCTTGCCGCTGTTGTCGCCGACCTCGGGCGCATCGCCCGGCCAAACGTTGTTGTTGCCGAACGCCGCCATCGCCGCCTCTTTCGAGACAGGTTTGTCGGCCACATAGGTCCAGATGGAGGAAGGTTCGCGACGCTTACGATCCGCGCCGTAGATGGCGACGAGCTCGGTGCCGTCTTTCGGCGTGAAGATCACGACCGGCAGGAACGGGCCGCCCTTGCCCTCACGCATGCGGTAATAACCGGCGCGTGGTTGGTCCGCATAGATCGGCGGCATGTTACCGGCGAGAGCGTCCTTCCAGTAGGTCAGATCGTCAGCCATTGGTCGCCCCGTCCTGTCGCTCTAGCTGAGCGAGCTTGCGTTTCATGAGTTGGATCGTCGTGGCCCGCCCGCACTTGTCGTCAGTCGCTTGGCACCACGCGAGGAGGTAGTGGCTTTGCCGCTCGGCTACGTCGTCGCGCTCGGTGCGCGTTGATATGTGCGGGGCAATCGGGATGACGTTGGTCATTTGCGCCATGCCTCTGCGAGCTTCGATGCTGCGGTGGCGCGATGGGCGAGGATCTGCTGCGCTTCGGCCTCACGGTCGAAGCGCACTGCATGCAGGAGCTTCCCGGTCGTCAGGTATCGGCCAAGGTGCGCGTTCGCTGCGCTCTCGGCTGCGGCTAGGTCGCGGTCGAAGCCAACCACGATTGTCTGCATGGGAATGCTCACGCCGCATCCTCCCGCATGGCGCGGTCGTGATCGTAGCGGCTGCCGCGTAGCGCCTCGCGCTCTTCGTTGCGGGCGTCGATCAGCGCCGAAGTGGTGGAAAATTCGCGGGCCTTGGCCCAGAGGGCTCGGGCGATGGCTAGCTCGAGCGGGTCATGTTTGAATTTCTCATCAAGCTCGGGGCCTATGCTCTCTTGCAGGTCGGGGTAAACATCATCGCCGACGAGGAACACGCGATCGAGCTTGGCGCTGTTGGGGAGGGAGACGCCCCAGCCATGGACGATCGCCACGAAGCAGCCCTTGAGGCTTAGTTCCGCTCTTATCCTGACGCTAACGCAGTCGGTTAAATCGGCTGGCATGGTGCGGCCTCCTGGGTTAGGTGTCGCCACGACTTACGGCGGCGAATATTCTCGATGGTGCCCGCGCAAACGGGGAGCCGCTCAGCGAGCGTGCTTGCGTCTTCCGGGCTCTCAAGGATGGTGCGTACGTCCGCTTCGGTGAGCTTGCTGTGTGGGTGAGTTTCACCGCGCAGCATCGTCCCGTGCCTCACCTTGTCGGCGTGGTTGTTGGTCGGCGTGTCCCAGCGAAGGTTTGACAGCCGGTTGTTGCTCGGCACGCCGTCGTTGTGGCAGCCCTGCATTCCGCTGGGGCATGGGCCGACGAAGGCTTCGAGCACGAGGTGGTGCACCGGCCGATTGATGCGCTGGCGATAGCGCCGCATCGTGGCTCGGATGTACCCGTTGCCGGCAATCTCGCATCTCAACACGACACCGCCGTAAATTTTGCGGCGTGACTTATCCATTCTGCGGGGCAGTGAGCGGACGCGCCCTAGGTCTGAGACCTCGTAGAGGCCCTCAAGGCCCACGACGGGCCGCCAGACCTCTATGATGTCGGTCAGTGACATTCGCTCTTCTCCCGTTGGTCAGCGGCAGCGAGCCGCCAGTAGATGAAGCCGTCACGCCAGGGATCGGTACGCGTCTCGTCGAAGGGCTCGCCGGCTCTCGCCGCTTGGTAGCCTCGCAACCAAAGTGCGAGATCGGTGCCCGTGAGCTTGTCGAGTTCCATCGGCGTTGCGCCCTGCTTGAGTTGGACGCTTCACCTTCTGACGCTCTCCGAGTGCGGCGGCAGGTTGCCCTCTAAGCTCCCCGCCGCCTCCCCGCCTCACCGCTGCGTGGCAACGCGTTGGTGATGACGGTGACGTTAATTCACGTACGGTGAACCTGTCAAGCATAGAAATTCACGAGCCGTGAAGTTCATTCCCGGCTGTGTGCATAAGTTTTGGGTGTTGCGTCGGTTCTTAAGGGCTCACTTCGGCGAGCCGATTCGCGATGAACAACGCATTGTTACCGCGCGGTCAGCATGTCGGCGCTGGCGGGTAAGTTCCGTTTATGTTCTAATTGCGGTTAATGGTTGCGTGCTTGGCGGATCGCCTTGATGGCATCTGCCATTTTGTAGCTGAGGCCCGATGGGTCGCCGCGGTAAATCCAGTCGAGCGTTAGATTGTAGGCCTCGCAGAGCCTCAACGCGTTGTCCAGTGTCGGGCGCTTCTTACCGCGCTCGTACTGGTTATAGGTGTTCGGCGCGAGCCTCGCGCCCTTGCAGAATTCGTTCTGCTGCAGGCCCACCACCTGCCTTGCGACCTCCAGTCGACCGCCAATTGCCGCCGCCGAGGTCTCATCTGCTGTCTTTCGGATCATGCGCGTATCCAAGCCGTTTCACGCGCACAAATCCATTCACTGATCGAGTGCTTGACAAACTTCACAGAGGGTGAATTATATACACCATGCGCAAGGTTCGGAAAATCAATTCCATCACGGGGCTGGTCAAGGCCTTCGGGGGCAATCGCGAGCTGGCGGACTGGGCCGGTATCGGTATGAGCGCAATAAGTAATTGGATCGACCGCGATCATATCCCGCCGGGCTGGCACTACCGGCTTCACGTCGAGGCAGCCTCGCGCGGCTTCGAAATTGAGCCGCATGTGTTCGGACTGCAACAGCCCGAACAGCGCTCGTACGAAAAGCACGACAAGCACCGGGCCGCTTAACCCCTAGCCCGTGTCTCAGTCCCCCGTAGCGTCTCTGCGTCCCTTCCGAGGCTAACGGAAGGCTCATGCCATGACGCGCGTGTGCCTCCCGGTGTCTTCGGACATCGTCCGCTTGGTCGCGGACTTCCGTTGGAACTTGGCCTCCCGTTGCGTTTGCCGCGGGAGGCTCTTTCACCCCTGGGGGCAGGGAACGATGTTGGGGGCGATCAACCGCAGAATTTTCGGCCCGTCACGCGCGGAGACGCGGGCGGCCGTCGTCAGTTATCTCGAGCAGCTTCGCGAGAACATTCCGGGCGAGGCGTTCGATGTTGTCGACGTCGGTCGTGATTACGAACACTTCCGTCACGAGCGCGGCCTGCCAGAACTGGACGTGCGCGCAATCCTCGGTGAACTCGACGCGCTCGGGGTTCGGCAGTTCGTTGCGATTCGGGTGCCGTGGGCGCCGAACGGATCGAACGGTTCGCCACCGCCCGCCATGCTCCCCAAGCCCGAACCTATCGAAGATCCCGAACCCGCGCCACAACCCGAACCTTTGAAGGTCTCGAAGCCGCGAACGGTTCGAGCGAAGGCGGCGCACGGCTCTTCGACGCAGGACGAAGCTTTGGCCGATGTGCGTGCACGCCTTGCGCGTGGCGAAACGATGCCGTCGCAGAAGTTCCTCGCCGACGCCTGGGGCATGAGCGAGAGCCGTGTCTGCGAGTGGTTTGCGATCTGGCGCGCGGCACGGCTGGTGCCACCGGCCAAGCGCGAGGGCATTTGCAACGTCATCCAGATGCCGCGCGTGAAGAGGGTCGCATGAGCGAGCGGCGCGCCGAGCAAGTCAATCCGAAGCCGTGCGCCGGTCACGGCGTGTGTGCGATCGTGCCGGTGCAGCAAATCGACATGGCGATGATGCTGATCGCCGCCAAGCGATTTGGCGACGCGCTTCTGATGCTCCGCGCGATGCGAAACGGTCCGCGTCGGCTTGAGCGGGAGGCAACATGATCACGCATCAACAGCGCGCGTGCATGCTCGTCCTTGAGGCGGAGATCGAGCGCACCGGGGGCGTGGCGCCGTCACTGCGCGAGATCGCCAAGAGGCTGCGCCGGGGCAAGAGCCAGGTGCAGACGCTGCTTAATGGGCTTGAGGAGCGCGGCCTCATTCGCCGCTTACCGGGCCGTGCGCGCGCGATCGAAATTCTGCGGCCACAGAGCCGCTTTGCGTACCTGCGTTTCGACGATGAGACGAAGCAGTTGCGTCCCCACGCGTATCCCCAAACGAAGGAAGCCTCGGAGGGCTGATCCCGTCCGAGGCTTCGATCATTTCTGGTGCTTCGGGTCGGTGTGCAGCCGACGTAGAAGCTGAAAGGTTTGCAATGACGCTTATACGATGCACCGCGTGTGCATGCAATACCCTGACGGTAACTTTTTGGGTGACGGCATGTTGAACAGCCTCACCCTTCAGAACGCGCAATGGGCCAACCCCGATCTCGGGTTTCGCCAGCCCCCGTTCAACATTGAACTCGAGCAGGCGCTGCTTGGTGCGCTCCTCGTCAACAACGCGGCGCTGGAGCGCGTCTCGCACGTCATCGCCCCGGCGCACTTCTTCGACTCGCTGCACGCGGAGATCTTCGGCGCGATCAGCGACCTTGTGTCGAAGGGGCGCGTCGCAAATCCACTGACGCTGGCGTCAGCGTTTGAAACCATGCCGCCGATCAACGACCTGACCGTGCCGCAGTATCTCGGCACGCTCGCCGGCAAGGCAACATCGGTCATCAACGCCGCAGACTACGCCCGCGCTATCGTCGATCTCGCAACCCGCCGCTCCTTGATCGTGATCGGCGAGGACATGGTGAACGCTGCCTACGAGGCGGCAGGTACTGTCGCCCCGCAACTGCTCATTGAGGAGACCGAAGGCAGGCTGTTCGAGATCGCCGAGAAGGGTCGCGCGGTTCGCGATGAGATCACCTTCGCGGACGCCTCTTCGCGGGCGGTCATCCGAGTGGCGGAGGCGTACCGCCGTGGCGGGAAGATAAGCGGCCTGTCGACGGGGTTCGTGGACCTCGACAATCGCCTCGGCGGCCTGCAGCCATCTGATCTCATCATCATCGCCGGGCGTCCATCCATGGGCAAAACGGCCCTCGCGACCAACATCGCATGGAACATCGCCAGCGCCGGCCGCGTATCCGAGGACGGTGAGATACTGCCGACCGCCGTCGACTTCCGGTCTCTGGAAATGAGCGCTGAGCAGCTCGCCATGCGCGTGCTGTCACATGTCTCTGGAGTGTCGAGCGAGAAGATGCGCCGCGGGTCGCTCTCAGAGGTTGAGATGCGGTCAGTCATCGAAGCGCAGGAGCGCGTCAAGGCAACGCCGCTGATCATCGACGAGACGGGTGGTGTGTCCATTGCAGAGCTCACCGCACGCGCCAGGCGCACCAAGCGCAAGCGCGACACTGCCGTGATGGTGGTCGACTACCTCCAACTTCTGACCGGCAGCGGCAAGCGTAAGGGCGGCAACCGCGTCGAAGAGGTGACGGAGATCACGGTCGGCCTCAAGGCGCTGGCCAAGGAACTGGGCATCCCAATCATCGCCCTGTCGCAGCTTTCGCGCGCCACAGAGCAGCGTGAGGCGAAGCGGCCTCAACTGTCGGACCTTCGCGAGTCGGGCTCGATTGAGCAGGACGCCGACGT